CTCGCTTCTTGGAGAAGCTCAGCGCATGGAAAGAAGCTAGGTTCCAACCAGTTGCTGTCGATGTCGAACATCTAAACAAGTTTAGACGTGCCATTCGTCAAAACATCGAAAAGGGATGGGATCGCAAGCGTGCTCCTTTTATTCCAAACGGAAATGCTACCCGGCAGTACCGGAGGAAAGATGGTGGTAATTGGAACACGGAACAATTTTCTGACGAATGTCGTTACGAGCTAGTGTTTTCATCGGGCAAACCCAGGGTTGTTACCTTATACTCTGCCGAGAATACACGAAGACTCGCTCCGTTACATTACTCATTATATGACATGTTGAAAAGGCGAGGGTGGTTGCTCGTTGGTGAACCGACCGACGCGCACGTATCAAAACTCACAGGCGCAGCCTTTTTAAGTTTTGACTATTCTTCCGCGACAGACAACATCAAGCGGGAGTACGTGAAAGCAGCAGTTGAGGTATTGGAAGAACAGGCGGACCATCTTTCTGATGATGAGATACAGGCACTCCGAGTGCTATCGAATTTGGTGATTGACGGCAAGGAGACGTTTTCTGGTCAACCCATGGGATCAGTAATGTCTTTTCCATTGTTGTGCATAATCAACAAGACCGTAGTTGATATGGCACTTTCCGCTATGTTAGACAGGAAGGAGATTGGATTTAAAGAGTGGACAAGTCATCCCCTTTTGGTAAATGGGGACGATTTGTTAACCCGCGAAGTTCGGGGCAACACGGATCTCCGAGGTGAAGTGGTCAGACAAGGAAGTCAGGTTGGTCTCGTCGTGAACGAAGAGAAAACCATGGTCTCTGAAAACGATGGAGAAATAAATTCCACCTATTTCCGAGATGGCCACAAGCAGAGAAAATTTAACGCGTCGTCGCTGTGGATGGACGCTGGTGTTGAGGACGTGCTTGGCTTTGCTGCCCAGGCTACGCCCGACGCGAGAGTATTTCGTAAGGTTGTTAGACGGAATTTGCGTACTCTGGCTAAACAGTCAGATAAGCATCTCCGGGAAATACCATACTCTCTAGTAGCGGTTTGCCGTAAAGACAAGAAAATTAGAGCCGCACTCACCAGCTTGCCCGATCGTGTTTTACCGACCAAACAGGGGGTAATTAGTATGGATCTTCGTCCTGAAAATTATTCCCTTAGTAGGGATGAGGAACACAACGCAATGCTAGAAGAGATCGAGAGAGTAAGGGAGCGAGGAGTTGCAAGAGGATCCGAAAGGAAAATCAAACATCGACCTGGCGTCATACCTGCTGCGAGGTCCTTTAATTCTGTCCGGAAACAGGTTCGTAAGGTCGGTCCCGAGATAATCCCGGCCTGTTATACGCGCTGTTTCATCAAAAAAATCAAAGACGAGGTTGTTTTGAGGGAGGTGGC